CTCGGTCAAGCCCCATTCCATCAGCTTTTCTTTCGTCATAGTGTGATACCTCCATAAAATCCTTTTTTACCGTGGGTCAGGAACCACGATTTCCCCCGGCTCACTTTACCGCCCAAACCGGGAAAGGGGCGAATGGGTATGAAAAAACCACCACCGGCAACGCCGGGGGTGGCTCATTCAACAATATTGTTTTGTTTATTCTCTTTCAGGCGCTTCATATAGGCTTCAAATTCTTCCACCACTTCCGGGGGTGCGCCTTCCTTCAGGTGCCAATTATCAACTTCAGGCACAAACCATTCACTTGTGAAAAAATTGGGCATCGGCATCTTATTTCATCCCCTTCATCAATTCCAAAAGCTGTTTACCAAATTCCACCGCAACGGGACGGGGGTTCTCACTATCCATCCATTCACAGAAGCATTCAGCAAACCATTCTTGGGCATCTTGGGTGGCGTAGCCGCTCACCGCTGTTCTGGTGTCGGAAACTTTCAACCCACAAGCCTTCATCACCTTGGGGCGAAGATAAGCGGAAACCTTCTTGGCTCTCCATCCATTCAATCCGGCCAACTGGTGGATCACAGAAAGGTAATCATCCACCGCATGGCCCAATTCATGGGTAACAATGGAACCATAAGTGGTTCCCGCTGGGTGGAAGCCGTGGGCCAAATCATTTGCATAAAGTTTGGTCAATCGTTCCACATCGGAAAAATAAGAAGTGTTCACAGAAATTCCGCCACGGCCCAACCCATAAGAACATTGGGCATAGGTTCCAGCACTCAATTTCCGGGCATTGATACAATTCAGTTGCCCCCGCAATTCAGGAAGCCGGTTGAACACATTTTCATGGGATTTGAAAATTGCCTTGGCGGTTTCAAGATCACAACCCTGTAAAGAAAGAACTTGGTTCCCGTCAAAGGGCGTTCCATCAGGAAGTGTGGTCTGATAAAACCATCCCTGTTCCTTCATCAAGGCTTCCACTTCATCAACAGTGGTGCAATCATCCACGGTTTTCTTCATTATAGCGCCAGTAGTGGCAACCGTCAAACCGTCCTTCACTCCATCCACAAAAGCCTTCTTCCATTGGGTGAAGGTCATATTGGCCGGGACATAGTACACTTCACCATCAGCGGTTCGGGCGGCTCTTTCACCGTCCATATCGTCATAATGGGGGCAAGTGGTTCCCCGGCAATTTGGATGGAAGGGCGGGACAGTTACACCGGGTTCATATTGGGAAAGGGGGATCACTGTCCCATCAAGGGGTTGACAAATCGGACAGGTACGGGAATCCAGCGTTTCCACAATTTCAATTTGATCCACTCCCAAATCCCTATACATTTGGATTTTGGAAACGGCGTTGAAATAGCTGGTTTCCGTATGTACCAAGCGCCTTGCCTTATAGCGGGAAGTTCCGAACTGCTTTTGAATGGCCGTGATAATCTTGGCCGGTGGATCACCCCGCAACATTCCCTGAATTAGTTCTTTGTTTACGGTGTCCACCAAATCCGCCTTGTTTGCCCAACAGCGATCCCGAAAAGTGCGCCCGTCAGTTGTCCAAGGCTTTGAAAGTAAGGTTTCAAGTTTCTTTTGGTTCAGGGCGGTGAAATCCCACCCAAGCCCAATGCCCTTCTGAATTTCAAAGGCTCCACGGGTGTACCCATTGGAAACCACATCTTTCAGAAGATCATCAATTCCATCCACCTGATTTCCATACAAAAGTTCAATTTGCTGTTGAATTTGAAGCTGGATGGTTTCAAGGCGGCTGACATGGAAGCGGGTTGAAGCGTTTTCCAGCTTCTTGATCCAATCCGGGGAAAGGTCGGCCCTTTGCGCCGCCTTCACATACTGATCCACCGTCCATTTGAATTCTTCAAGCTGTCCGGTGGTCAGCATCTTCCGGGCTTCTGCCAAGGTCACATTGTTGTTGGTGGCGAAACGCTGATACCAGCTTTCAATATCCCGTTGAACACTTTGTTCAGCGCCCCGGTAAATATCTTCAAGGGTCTGAAGGTATTCATCCGCTTGTTTGTGGGCCGAATTTTCAAGAATGGCAAACCGGCCCCGCCAATAGTCAGCATTCTTCACGGGGTCACGCTCCCTTCTTGATTGGCTGGGGTAGTTGGGATCGAACCAACGCATCAGGGGGTCAAAGCCCCTTGCCTTACCTCTTGGCTATACCCCAATATTGGTGCCGGGTATGGGATTTGAACCCATACGCCAAAGGCGGCGGATTTTGAATCCGCTGTGTCTGCCTGTTCCACCAACCCGACAAATGGTGACGCATGGGGGAATCGAACCCACCGATCCCGGATTGAAAGTCCGGTGGCTTAACCTCTTGCCGAATGCGCCATATAAGGTGCCGGGGAAAGGAATTGCACCTTTGACCGGGTAAGGAGGTGAACCCCGGCCCCGCCCCATTATTGCCCCGGCATAGGAAAGGCGGGGATCATCCGTCCCCGCCTTCAGTACCATCAGGATTGTTGTTTTGACCATTTCCAAAAGCACCGGCGTATTCCTGCGCTTGGTTCATGGCTTCTTCCTTTTCCTTCTGAAGCCGCTCCAACTCCAATTCCACATCAGTTGTCCAAGGGTGCTGGGCCACAATGGTTTCATTGGACAGAATCCCAACAGACTTGGAACAGTTTTCAATGGCTTCACTTTCGTTGATCAGCATATCCCGGTTGAAAACAATGGTGACTTCTTCACCGTCATAATCTCCCCGGCCAGTATTGGCGAAATCCTGATTGATGAACCAGATCAGATCATCAAAGGCCGCTTGAAATTCCGTTTCCATGCCGTTTGCATCAAGGTCAATGTCAGAATACATGGATTGGATATTCATTTGGTTGGGATTGTTACCCATTCGATCATCCTTGGCATTGTAACCACGGGCGTTTTCAATCAGCTTATCCTTGAACAGCTTCAGAATGGCATTGAAGTTTTCGGCATTGACTTCAACCGTCAAAGTGTCAACCCCGCCATCATCCCGAACTTTCACGGCTCCAAAAGCGGCAAGGTTGCGGCGGAACTCCCCAAGGTTTTCACCATCGTAATTCTTCAGAATCAAAATGGTGTTCCGTGCGTCCTCTTGCATATTGTTTTCAAAGTCAGAAAGCATGGTGTTGATACCGTCCTGAAGGGTTTTCACCCGGCGAATCAGGGGAATTTCCTGCTTATTGTACTTGAACGGGATCAGGGGAATCCGCTCCCAATTCAGTTCAATAGTTTCTTCCCCATCATCTACACTGAAATAGTTTTCGTGTTCGCCCAACAGGGTATCAGGGGTAAGTGTTGTGCCATCGTACACATAACGCCAAAGCCCATCATGTTTGAAGATTTCCACCCGCTCCACAATTTCCTTGGTGAACCCGTTCCAAACCTCTTGGGGATAAAGCCGGATTGCACAATCAAGAATTGTGTGATCATCGTCAGCCCAAAACGGAAGAATTTCTTGGGCGGGAAAATGCTTGAAGGCAAGCTGTCCATTATCCCCATAATAGGGGAACAACCAGCCAATCCCGCCTTTCAGGGCATCTTCACAGACATACTTCAGAAGCCGGTTGAACCGCTTATTAAAAACCTTGGTCAATAAATCGGCATAGGTTTTATTCTTACAGGTCACGGTGAAGGGTTTGCCCACAAGGTAGTTGGTTTTCTGATCCACCATCAAAGCAAACTGATTATCAACCAATTTGTTGTTGGGAAGATTATCAACTTCCTGAAGTTTGCCATCCTCACCAATGATAGTGCGCTTTCTTTGAAGAATGTCATGAAAGCCTTCATAGTAGGCATCACCGGTGATTTGCTCTTTCCGTTTTTGGCTCCGCTTCCATTCATCAATTTCAGCGGCGAAAAACTGAAGTTCAGTCATACCGCTATATCCACCCATCACAATCAGGCGATTGATCCGGGCCATTTCAGTTTCAACAAGCATGGGCATATTCAATCACCTTCCTTTTGTGGGGGGGGGGCTTGGAATCCAATGGGCCGCTGTTTGGTCTTTTCCAAGGTCAGCGTTTGATTTGAAAGTTCCACTTCAATCTTCAAAGATTGATAAGGAAGCCGCTCCGCCCATTGTTCAATCTTGTTCAGAATATATTGCTGTTCAAACATGGACGGTTCCTTTCTTATTACCCAATAAAGACAAAACCCCGAAAACACAGCGTTTTCAGGGCGATTTGTTACTATCGTGTTATTACTCGAAGCTAAAGGCGGGGCCAACCAGCATATCTTCCAGCGCATAACGCATAGCGTCCATCAGGTGGTTGAAATCATCAATGGGCCGGTTGATCTTGGCCCCGAATTTATCTTCATCCCATGTGTAGTTACTGATTTCAGTCAGGAAGTTCACACAACGGGGGTGAATGATGATTTTATAATCCTGAATGTACTGAATGCCATTGTTTACGCTGTCTTTGCCCTTCCGGGCGGCTCTGATACGATGAAGGCCAGCTTCCCGCAATTCGTCAATGCTCTTGGGTTCTGCACAATCGGCCTTGATCCGCTCTTTGGCATAGCCCATCACCGTGATCCGGTCACTGATTGCCCGGTTGGTCAGGGCTTTTTCATACAGTTCATCGAAAACCCAAATGGTCTTTTCTTCTTTGCTCACCAGCCCACAGAACAGGGCCGTGGGGTCATTGGTATAGCCGAAGTCAAGCCCAAAGGCCGATTTTACACCCTTCCGGGCGCTGATTTCAGCCGGATTGAAGGCTTCTTCTGTCCAGTTCTCATAAATCAGGCCATCCACAATGCCCCAACCACCCAAACCGGCCACTTTATAGCGCCGGGGGTTGTTCTGCTTCATGGTTTCAAAAACCTTCAGATCGGCTTCATCCAGCCATTCATTACACAGGTAATTGGTGGTTGTGGCGTAAATCTGACCATCAGGGGAAATCCAGCTATCATGGAACTGATATGTGGGGTTCCCTTGGCCGTCCTTGCCGGTGATTTCCCCGAAAAACCGCTTCCTGATCCAGTGTTTTTCATTCCACGGGTTGAAGGTCAGGGTGATTTGCTTGAACAGGCCGGTTTCTTCCGGGATAGCACCACGAATGCTTTCATCCAGCATATTGAAATCATCTTCATTGGTGATTTCATAGGCTTCTTCAATCCAACACCAACACAAATACCCAATTTCAACCGTGATAGAAGTCACCTTCAAGGGATCATCAAGGCCCCGGAAGTAAATCTTCTGACCGGTTGGAATATAGGTCATTTCAAGGGGGCTTTCCTTGACTTCCCAATAAGCCTGAACCCCAAGCCTGTTGATTGCCCACTTCAATTCCGTGAAACAGCTATCCTTCAAGGTTCTGAACACTTTGCGAACCACAAGGGTATTGGCTTCCGGGTATTGCATCATCCGTTTGATGATGTTCAGGGCCGTGGTTTTGGATTTCTTTGAAGCACGGGAACCCTTGCAAACCCGGTAACGGCCTTTGAAGTTCCAAAAAGTGGCGTAGCCTTTGCCCACCACTTCAGGAAGGCGGATCACCTTGGCCTTGGGGTTAATCTTCAAGTTGATCATCCCCCATGATAACCACGGGAACAGCATTGCCCAAGTCCATCTTGTCACTGAACAGGGCATAACGCTTGCCAATCAATTCAGCGGCCTTGATCCGTTCCTTGGCGGAAACATCAATATCTGTCACGGCCTGAATGCCATCACCCACCAGTTTCAACACCTGTTCAGTGTGTTGGCCCCGCATTACAGCGGTCAGGTATTCAAGAACTTCTTGGGCATCAGCGATCTTGGCGGAATGAAGTTTTTCAAGTTCAGTTTCAATGTACTGCTTCAGGTCAACAAAGGTCAACAATCGTTGTCCGATACTCTTTGCAGTCTTGGGCGAATACCCCGCCTTGATTGCCGCATCGGTGGCATTGCCGCTGATCAGGTATTCATCACAAAACTTCCTTTGTCTTGCCGTCAAGGTATTCACCCCCTTTGAAAATCAAAAGAAAAGCGCCGAAGGTTCCCCCTCGGACGCTTTTTCACTCTATATAATAGCCGAAAAAACACTAAACTTTCAACAGGTGAAACTAAACTTTACTTGGTTCTTGCAGAAAATCAGCATTTTCCTTGGCAAAAGCAAGTAAAGCCTTCCCGTGGATTTCAAAAAGCCATTGGGTGGTGTACTCGAATTCTGCGGCTAAATCCTCCCACTTTTTCAGTTGGATATATCGGCCTACAAGAACATTTTGCTGATCAAGGTCAGGAATCTTGCTGATCATGCTGAAGGCTTCTTTCTTCATGCTCACAAGTTCGTCAATCCGGGTGTTAATATCTTCTTCAAGGGACATGATTTTTACAATCGTTTCCCCTAAAGTGTCTTTTGGCCCGGAAGTCTGAACCTTATCCGGCTTCAGCTCATAATTTTGGCTTGTCAGCCCGGATCGAAGGGTATTCACTGTATCTGTCAACCGCTGAATCAGGCGGTCAGTTTTTCGGATTTGGGCAAAATATTCTTTAGCCCGCTGGGAAAGTTCCTTATCAGTCACTATGTAGCACACATCCTTTCACAATCATGTTGAAGGGCCTTAAACCCGCATCATACAAGAGCTTCCGGGATTTCCTTCAACATTCAAGATCAAAACGGCATTCTTCATCATTTATAATTCTTCTTTCTATATATTTTTTTCTTATATTTGATTTGAATATCTGTCACATCTTGAATGTTGAAGGTTTTTCCCAAAAGTCCAGTAAACACAAGGGTTTGAACCCCTTCAACATCTATTCAATATCGCCACTTCAACCCCAACTTTGAAGGATTTCCACGGCCAGCACCTTCAACCGGGCTTTGAAAATCCACCACGCCAATTTCCACCGCAACCACCGGGGGCAATCCATCGTAACGGTAAAGGAAACATCGGTCAGGATTGGGGGAAAGTCTGACGGCTCCACTTCCATTGAAATTTTGATTTCATCAACTTCAGAAATAGGTTCCCCGTTGATATATAGGGTTCCTTTCCCGGCATCACTGTTCGGCCCCATTATTTGAACTCCCTTCCATTCCGCTTATCCTTCAGTTCAATCCTGTTCAACAGTTCAAACCCGGCCAAGCGGATAATGTACTTCAGAACAAAGATCAGGTTATTCAACCGCCGTTGCTGTTCTTCATCCTCTCGAATGATAGGTTTCAAGCCCTCATAGGCGGTGGGATCGGAATAACCTTCACTGTTTTGCCAAGGTTTGGACATTGGTTTCCCTCCATTCCTGATACCATGCTTCCACATCACAGCCAATTTCCTTTAACTTTTGACGGGCAATCCAAGGTTCATCCCCTTCATCAAGAAGATAATATTCCCGCAATTTCTGACTTTCGGAATAGAACAGTTCCCAAGCCCGTTTCAGCCGCTTGGGGCCAAAGCCGAATTCCGTGTGAAGCATCCACAGGATCATGCTTTCTTTGTCCATATCGAAGCGGTGATCATTTTCGACAATCTGCCTTTTGATTTCCTGATCCAAAGCCTTCTGTTCAGCCTTATTCAGCGAAACCCCAAAGATACTGCCGCCAGCTTTCTTAAAATACATGGTATTCACTCCAAATATCATCAAAGCAAACCGGAATCAGCTCATGAACCTTTTCTAACAGGATCAGGGCCACTTCCCGCATCTGCGGGTGTGCGGCGGGGGAACAGCGAAGTTTTAAGAAGTGCCGCCACTCCCGAATGTCGGCGGTCATAACCACTTCAGTTTTCAAACTGTTGGGCAGAACTGACCGGGCTTCCTGCGGGGAACAACCAAAGTTCAGCATATTGAAATAGGCTTCTTCCGCTTGGGAACAGGCCCAAAACCAGTGGCGATAAGCGGTGCTGTCTTTATCAAGGAAGCAAGGCATGATCACCGTGATTTCAGAACCAAAGCCTTCCTTGCTATAATTGCAATAGCGAGTGCTTTCCTGACAGTAGGAAGCCAGCCGGTGCCGCACAATCTCATGGGAAACCCCACGATCACAAATGAACTTCACCGTGAAGGAACAGTGTTCCAGCACCGCTTCATGGCCCCGCTTGATAATCCCGGCCACAAAAGCCGGGGCGCTGGTGTCGGTGATCTTGGCTTCAGACTTATAGCAAACCCGCCCACACTGTTCAAGGCGCTTCAGGATTGCGGCTCCGTCAATCGGGGTAATGAATTCCACATCAGGCTTAATAATCTTCATTTCTGCTGATCCTCCAATCTGCTTGGTATATCCTGAAGTTCAGGGTGTTTGATTTCCATATAAAGGGCAAAGAGAATGTTCCAAGCCGCCGCCCGAAGGTGGGGTTCATCCTTCATACCCATCATGTACTTGGCAAGGTGCCGGAAGGCCGAATCAATCAGGCTATGAATGGGAATGCCTTTTTCACAGTTGCGTTCCCCATACTTCAGCGCCCCTTCTTCACAATGCTTGGAAACCTCCACCAAGGCTTCCCACGGCAATAAATCCATCCGGCCCTTGCCGGTGTGCATATCACGAACCGCCCCGGTATCAAACCGGGTGCGATCCCCACTATCCTTGATTTCCATATCAACCATCCTTTCAGTTGAACCACTTAATTACCGGATCACCGGTGAAGCCTTTTTCCCACACATACCACGCATAGGCAATGGCCGAATCCGGGAACCGTTCAAAGTCCCCATTCTTGGCACAAGAAATCCTTGAACGGGATATGTAGACAGTTCGGGGGGGGGGTATCTTTGAAAAAGGCTCCCCGCTTTTGCCCCTCCAAAAACTGAACCTTCAGGAACATTGCCACTTTTCCACCGGGGCGGACGCTTTCAAGCGCCCTTTGAACAAATTCAAGCCCCGCTGAATATGGGGGATTTGTGATAATATCGCCTTCAAACCCATCCAAGGTTTCTGTCAGGAAGTCCAGCGGTTCAGGATCACCAAACCCCCGGTAAACAAGATCAGTGCTGATCACTTCATAGCCGTGGGCCTGAAGAACCTTGGAAATGTGGCCTTCACCACAGGCCGGTTCCCAAATCACCGGGGCAAACTGTTCCAGCTCCAACAGCATTTCCACGGCCTTCGGATCGGTGGCGTAGTAGTCAAAGGCTTCCCGATTTTCAAGCGCATGGTTGGAACTTCCAAGAGTGGTGAATACTTTTTTGGAACCGGCCATTATGAATCACCTTCCTTTCCAGACACAAATACCCGGCATTTTCCAAGGCGGCTGATCCACTTATCAACGATAATGAATCCACAGCGTTTGGTGATTTGCCGTGAAAATTCGATATTGGAAAGCGCCTGAAAGTTATTGGAAATGCAGTATTCTTTGTATTTTCGGTAAACTGTCTTTGTGGGTTCATTTTCAATCCCTTCAAGGCCAACTTCTTTAATGAAACCAATAATGGGGTTGTTGTTCTGTTCGTATTCGTCCAACTGCCCCTGAACTCTGGTAGAAGTGGTGAATTGGGCATTCATCAGAACCCGGCACAATGCCTTCAGGCCCAAAAGAATCAAGTATTCCATTGGTTCTTGTTCACAAAGTTCATCCTTGATGAAGGGCCGGAAATCGGGATCAGCCGGGGTGAACTTGGCATCGAAGGGGACAATCACCAACCGCCTTTGAACGGCTCCGGTTTTATCCTTCATGCGGGGGATGTTGTTGGCGCTGAACAGGAACTTGGCATAGTTGTTGAACTCGAAGGGGTCTTGTCCTTTGCGCTCCACATTCACCCGATCACCTGTAACCAGCTTTTTGAACACTGACGCATTGGCAATGAATTCATCCCCAATATCATCACCAATGTTCGCCAGTTTCCCGAACAGTTCAGCGGTTTTGAACCTGTCCCCAAGTTCTTTTAAGTCAAGGGAAGCAATATTGCGATCCCCCAACATATTTTTGACCACATGAAGGAAGGTAGATTTGCCGTTGCTCTTATCGCCAATCAGGATGAAGGCTTTACCAAGTTCATTGCGCCTGTAAAGGCAATACCCCACCATTTCTTCCAACAAGGCCCGAACTTCAGGATCATTACAAGCCAGCCGGTCAAGGGTGTGATCCAGCAATTCAGAATAGGCGGCGGGGTTGTAGGGCCACGGGATCTTATTGGTGATCACGATTTCCGGGGTGAAGTCAGTAAAGGAACCATCCCGGATATTGAATAGGCCATTGCTGAAAGCAATGATGTTCGGGTTGGTGGCCTTGGTTTCACCCTCTGTTTGAAACATAACTTCCAAATAGGCCAAGACTTCTGACCGGTGCGCCCGCTTCAGGTTCGGAATATGCTTGATCATTTGGGCTTCAATCTCCATAGCACCGGGAACATAGATACCATCCCGGTAAATGTGAAGCTGGTTATTGATCTTCACAATATGGTTGTTGTTCTTCAGGTACACCGCAAACTTATCAAACAGGAAGGTTTTATCTTTGAAGAAAATGGGCTTTTTGAAGGCTTCATCCCGAAGAATCGTTTCAAGTTCCCTATCTGAAAGGGGTTCATCCAGCACATAGCGATTGATCAGCCGGATAGTTTCACGGGCTTCTTCCTTGGTGAAATCCTCGCTTTGAAGGGTCAGAATATAGTTGAACAAGGCTTGATTTCGCCCGTCCCCGGCTCTCATATCCAAGAACTTCATGCTGGTTTTTACAGGGGTCAACCATTTGGGAAGGTCTTGAATTTCATCTTCCGGCCAATCGTACAGAATGGGCCGTTCAACACCTTGGAACTTCAAAACCGAATAGCTGTTATTCCTGCCCACCTTGGCATCTGACACAATCCCAAGGGCCAAGGTCTGTTTTGTCCAGCTTTTTTCCACCAGCCCTTCCGGGTTACGGAACAAGAAGTGTTTTCCCCGTGTGGTCTTATACACCCGGCATTTCAAGGAAAGGTCTTTGACGATTTGGAACAGAAGATCACTGGTTTCCCCATCGTCCACATCAATCAAAATGGTTTCTTCCCCAAGAATTCCGGCGTATTCGTCAAGGTCTTGAACATCTTCAAGGCGGTTCAACCGTTTCCGCCCTTTGAACCGTTCAAGGCATTGTTTGTCTTTGGTTGGAACATAGCCCCGGAACAGTTGCATTGCTCAAATCCCCCCCCCCTCTTCTTTGTCAACTCCAAAATCGGCTAAACGGCTCCAAGCCGTATCAATGTAATATTGCTTGTCCAGTTCGTCAGGAATAGGAAGGCCGGTCACATCGTCATTGATAAAGAAGCAATGTTCCGGGGTGTTGGCGAACTGTTCCGGGTTCTTCTGCCGTCCTTTGACCACCTTCCCGGAAACCTTGAACAAGCCCCCTTTGGAATGATCCTTGGACGCAAACACCCGGAAGGTTTTATCTGTCTGAACTTCACCGCCCCTGAACCTTTTCACAGTCTTTGAACGGCCTTTTTCATCCCTGATTTTTTCCATCGTGATCACCGGGGAATAAAGCGCATATTTGTATTTGCTGGAAACCTTCACCACCTTCTGAAAATCCCGAAGGGAATTGCAGTTTCCAATGGTTTCTTCCGGCTTGGTGCCATACAGGAAGAAAGAAATAATGGCTTGGTTGACAATGGGCAAATCATAATCAAGATCAGACAGTTTCTTTACATAGGCCCCCTTGCATTTCCAACGGGGCTTCCCCTTTTCATCCAGCAACGGGCCAGCGGGAACAATCAGATAGTTGTTCACATCTTTCTGAAAAACCTTTTGGAATTCATCAAATTCCAGCCGCATTCCAGTTCTTTCTTCCCATTCCCAACAAATATCATCAATCAAATCAAAATCTTCATAGCACCGCAATTTGATCAAGATACCATCGGTGTTGCTTTGGATAATGTCACAGTGATCTTCCAACCGCTCTATCAGGTCAAGCAAAAGAAGCTGACCGCCAACACACACATTGTTTGCTTGCCGGGGATCATACATAGCATTGTGGCGATCCTTCATGGCTCCATAGGTGCTGTTCAGAACGATTTTATAAGGCTGTTGCATGGGGTTCTTTTCCGCCTTCAGCTTCAGGCGGGTGTGGTAGATTTCATCATACTTGGCCGGGTCTGCAACATTCCGGCTGATCCACCCATACCGCAACATCAAGGAAGGGTAATAGGACGCCACATCAACATTGATATACCACCCTTCCCCAAAATACTTGGGAATGGCTCCGTGAAGCCCACCCCAAGCGAATACATGGGGAACACCAGCCACATCAATTTCAAGGGATTTGGAATAGTCCCGGTTCAGCGGATTTTTATACCAGTTCAAAACCTCTGTATAGCGTTCAATCCGCAAGGTGTCAGGAAATTCGATTTCAAATTCATCATTGTGATCCCGCTGAATGGCTCCAAGAATTTTGGCCGAAAGCTGGGCTTTGGTTCGGCCAATATCAGAAATGGGAAGGTTGAAGGTTTTCACAAGTGACATTTGGGCATCGAATTCATCAGCCTTGCGCCGTAACCACACTTCCACGGTTTCTTCTACATCGTGACGGCAATATTTGACGGTTTCGGCCAGTTCTTCTTCCGTCAAAGGGCGGTCAATATCGAAAGGAACCGTGGTTTCCTTGATTGAATGCCCCATGAAGGCTTCCAGCGCCTTCAAACTGATAGGCGGGTTGGGCATCACATCATAGTTGATCACCGGGAAATTCTTGAACAGGCTTGAAAAACGGTAGCCGGGTTTATCCTGTAAAATGATCCAGTCATTCACCTGTTTGGGGTTGAACCCGCACAAGATACCTTTCAAAATGTACTGATCATAATTCCGGCTATTATATCCGGCCCATATCTGCCCCTTGTGCTTCTCATAGAAGCGGTTAAGTTGGTCAGGGTCGTTGATGATCACAGTTTCCTTCTTGGCGTTCAGATCAATCAGAACAACCAGCCAATCATAAGCGAAAACCTCAAAATCATAGAAGATCATCGTGTCACCCACTTTCTGAAGGTTCTTGGTGAATCAGTGAAAACAGCCCCGCCACGGGAAGGCTTCACCTTGGGGCCAACCGGGGCAAGCGCCCCGGCATTTTTGAAAGTTAAGGTTCAAACTTTTCACTTTGATTGTAGACTTTTTGCCTACATTTATTGTAAAAAATTTTGCGTTGGTTTTCAATCCTCAACTTCAAAAACTTCATCAATGGAAACGGAATTGAAGCGGGTATCATCATAATCCACCGCATATTCCAGCTTCCCATCAATGGCTTCCGCAATGTCAAGGACAAGCTGGGCAAACTGCTTGTAACTGGTGAAGCTGACAGGAACCCCGGAATCCAGCTTATCAAGGAAGCCCATAGCGGAAGCAATCATGTTCTTGTCGTTCTTGGTGCCGTACAGAACCCGGTTCATAAAAATCCGCTGGTTCTTATACTCGCCGGACAGAATCTTGAAGGACACAGCCAGCATGGGGCGGTTGGGATCGGCCTTGGTTCCCTTGATCTCCAAGGTTTCCACCTTCACTTCATATTTGCCAGCGGGAATGGTGGGGAAATCCCCGCCGCCGTTCTTCTTGGCTTCCTCCACATCGGCCTGAAGGCCCTTCAGATCAACAGAACGATCAATCTTGTCAAAATCAATAGCCATAGTTTTTTACCTCCAAAATGTAATTTTTAGAAACGCTTCAGAATGTTGAACAGGCCGGAAAGGGCTTTAGCGGTTTTTTCTGCTTCCTCCATTTTGGCCCGTTCCTCGTCCGTAGGGGTGAACCCTTCCACCGGCTTGAAAAGATCATCTGTCAGAATGGTGTCAAACAGATTTTCCATAGCCGCTTCCGCCAGAAGATCACTGAAATCATCATGCTTCCGGGCATACATGATCAGGGCTTCTTTTGCGGCCAGCTTATGAATGGCAATCAGGGCTTCCGGCTCAATACCGGGCGGGGGGGGGGTCAGGTTTGCGGCAACGGGTGATCTTGCGGAAAAGGCCCCGCTTTTCCATTTCCTCTTTGAACTGCTTCAGGGAATCACACATGGTCTTTACCTCCTAAATCTGATTGGAAATAATTTTTCCTATTTCCCTCACGGAATGGGCGATTTTTTGACGATCAACCCGCTTCCCTTGAAGAACTTGGGTAATTGCGGCGGCTTCCGTCTGAATATCCTGAAAGGCTCTGCGGTTGCTCTCCAAGTCGCTTTCATAAGCGGTCAAGTCGGTGTCAACCTTGGCTTGGGTATAATCAGCGGCCTTTTCCGCCTGTTCTACATGGGTTCTCAACCACTTTGCGGCATCATACCCCATGCAATCTTCCACCAGTTCCAAAAAGTGGCGGAACTCAAATAGCGTGTGAACTGAACCATCTTTCAGGCTGACCACACAAGGACAAGGATCAATCTTCATCAGGCATCACGCTTCTTCCGGGTGCGCCGGGGCGGGTTCACATCCATCATGGGGGCGGGTTCCGGCTCCTCCACTTTGGGGCGATCCCACAGGGGGCAAGCATCGGGGCCGCCTTCCTTGTGGCAATGGTGGCCGGCATCAATATTGGGGCAAAGAGGGATTTCCGGGTTTTCGTTGTGCTGGGCAAAAATCCGATCCCCGTCAGGGCATTTGGGAAGGGTTTCCGGCTCCGTCTGTTCCTGCGGAATGTCAGGATCACCAGCCGCCGCCCGGTCAGCATCTTCCACGGCTTCCGGGTCAGGGGCCGGGGCTTCTTCCTCTTTGGGCTTTCTGCCCCGTCTGCTGGGCCGCTGTTCGCCGCTGTCAGCCACTTCCGGGGCGGGGGTAGCCGGGGTATTGCCGCCGTGCTTCATGGCTCCTGCGGCCCGCTGATTGGCTTCCTCGTAGACTTCACAGAAGGCTTCATAATCCAGCGGGATTTCCTTATTGCGGACAGTCAGCCGCCCACCGCCAAAGATCACTTCCGAAGTCTTGAAGGAAAGAACCCGGTCATTATCATCTGCCACGATCCGGGCCACAAGGTCAACCATACCGGCAACCTTATTGGCAACCTTTTCCCGAAGGTTCGGGCGGATAGAACTGATCTTGTCACCGCTCTTGCGGGTAAGGTCACGGCTTCTGTCCTCATGGCTGATCAGGATGATGTTTTCATAATCCAAATCCACCAGCCGTTTAATGGTGTTCAGGAACTCGGAAGTTACCATATCCCAAGCCCGGAAGGAATCATCACTTTCATGTTTCCACCCTTGCCGGTCACAGATATACACACGGCAAGCCTCATAGGTATCTTCCAACAGGTCAACCACAATGGTTTTGAAGTCGTTCTGCTTCTTTTCCAGTTCGGCCACGGCATCGGAAAAAACATCCCACGCCAACTGCCGCTTGGTCAACCGGCCTTCCACCGTCACCGTGTCCCGGATTGCGATATAGGGGGCATCAACAAACTTGATGTTGCCATCCGTATTCAGCATCAGGGGATCAGGAAACTGGTTGGCAAAGAAGGTCTTGCCGCTGAAGGGTGCGCCGTAAATCCACACAACCTTCTTCTTGGTGGCGTTCAGATTGCGCCGTTCATTTTTGGGAAGCAACATATAATCCCATCCTTTCTGACAATATTCTTCATACTCACACCACCCGCAAAAGTGGTTTGGGTGCTTTTGAAAATCGGTTTCTTCAACCATGTGTTTTACATCGGTCAGGAAGTCCACAACCTTGTAAAGATTGAAGGGAACCTGTTCAAGCCACGGTTCAGCCCCGTTCAGGGCTTCCCGCAACCTATCCCGGAATTGGGCCAAGGTTTCTGTTTTCTTCTGCCTGATCTTCACTTTGGGGACAAACAGAAAATACATATTCCTGATCCGGTGTCCGGGGTGGGTCAGTTCATAGAAATACTTGTATTCATGCAACTGACCGGAAACCATGTAGCTTTTGGAATTGCTGGAATATTTGAAGTCGTACAAATCGAAGGTTCCTTCATCCACCGGGGCCAGATAATCCATGAACCCGATGAAGTCAGAATTGCCAATGGGAAGTTCAAAGGTTCCGCCCGGTGGCAACAGGGCCTTTGCCTTGGGAATCAGGGCTTCCAGCTTCATCATTTCGTGAATGTGATCATCCGTCAGAATGGGAAAGCTGTTGGTGTAGAACTCCAAAGCCTGATCCACGCCTTCTTCAATTCCAGTGTGGAGGGCCGTCCCCAAAATCAGGGCGTTGTCCGGCTCCATGTTCGGGATCGTGTCTAATCCCTCAACATATCGCAAGAAGTATTTGAAAGGGCAACGGTTGAAACTCTCAACCCGGCTATGGGAACATCTTGTGGGCATGATTTCACCCCCTTTATTATGGCTTTGAATGTGTCAAACCCTTCCGGGTAAAGCACCATTGCCATTCCGCCGCTGTCATTGATTTGGCGGATATTGCGCTTTTGCAGTTCTGAAGGGGTTCCGTTGGTGGCCTTTAATTCCACTTCAAAGGCTATCCCATTCACCACAATCCGCATATCAGGAAGGCCGCTTTTCACATACCTTCCACCGCCCCAACGCTTTTCCCAATACCCACAGGGGGCAACGGGCATTTGGTCTTTCGGGTGGCCCAAGGGATAAATCCCCTCACACTCCAACCACTTCTTCAAGCGGTTTTCAAAGTTCTTTTCACCGGCCATTTGTAACCTCATTAAAGACGGTCAAATCATCAATAGCCAATTTGCCAAGTTTATGATGTAAGACTTCAATAAACATAGCATTCAATCCAAGGGAAACGATTTTAGTTGCCTGATCTTCAGAACATTTGAATCTTTTTTGGATTTCCTGAATTGCTGTACCAACTTCCTCTGAAAACCCCGAAATCTGATCCGTAATATTTTCAATTTCATCCATAGTTTTCACCCCTCCAATATCTTGATCAGGTTGTGAATGCCACGGGTTTGAAGGCCCTGAATCTTGCCGGTTCCGGCATAGAACTGAAACAGTTGATCATCAGACTTCCGCCAGCAATGGAAATGGCCGGTTTGCGGGTTCTTTAACTGGTATTCAATCCCGTGGGCTTCAAACTGCTGGATAGCATAAGCGATCCGGTCAGGGTTCTTGGAAACCCGGTCTTTGTGGTTTTGTCGGGCGTGTTCCCGCAATGCGTCCCAAACTTCATCCCTTGCCATAGGGGTTCACCATCCTTTAAGGCTCATGGATCAGTTCAAACACTTGGAACTGTTCAGGCAAAACATTGATTTCATAGTGATAGGGGGAAACATCGGAACCGCTCAAATCCTCGACAACATACATGGTGTATTCGTTCAGATACACATAATGCTTTTTGTAGGTTCCATTTTCCAATTCCACGGTTACAACCAATTCATTTTCAGAATTGTTGGACAGTGAAAAGTTTCCGATCAACTCAAAAAGCGGGGTATCTGTCCGGGCGTTGATAACCTCCAAGCGGCGGGTTATATTGAAATTGTCTGCCGCCTGATTGATGTTGTGGTTCACTTGGCTTGCTTCAGTACAGGCGCACAGGCTGACCGCCAAAAGTAATGGCAGAAACAACGAAGCAATTTTCTTCATCACTTTTCACCATCCTTCAGGGTGATTTTCACATAACCGGCCTTGGTATTGGATTTAGAACATTCCGCCGCAATAGCGGGATATTTCTTCTTCAGCTTGGCGGAATCCAGCCGGGTTTCAATAGTGGGTTCAACCAAGGTCAGGTTCAACACATCACTTTCAAACTTCTTCACGCCAAACTTCATCATGGCTTCATACAGGGCGGCTTTCATGGCCTTTTCCTGATCCTCAATGGCCTTCTTGTGGGCTGTCAAGGAAGCAATAGCGTTCAGGGTGGCAAGCTGGGATTGCTGGAAAGCCTGAAGCCCCGCTTCTTCATCGAAAATGGCTTGTCCGCATTCATCCACTTTTTCCGGGCAAGCGTCAGCACAGGAACCCCGATCCGGGCAGAAGTGGCAACACCCATCAAACTTGCCATAGGGACACGGATTTTCACATTTGGTCATTGTCCGCACCTTCTTTCATGTAAACATCGTGATATTGAAGCCCAAATTCAAGGGCGGCTTGGTGATCGTCAAAGTAAATATCCACAAGGTTTTCCCCGTACTTGTCCACCACCCAAGAAGCGGTTCTGTCCTGTACTATGTAGGTTCCAACCCCTTCAACCTCTAACACGGTTCCGAAGGGCAACGGGGAAGCACAGGAAACACCAGCAACCAGCGGTTCACCGGAAGCCCCGTACACAATCCCATTGGGGCGGTTCTCTGCCCATTGCCCACAGCAGATTTCACAAGCACAGTAAGCCGTTACCCTGAATTCTCCCAAATACACCGGTTCCGGCTCCACAGGTTCCAAAGAAACTTCCGGGGTGGGGATCACAGTTTGGGTGGGCTGAATGTCAACCGTTTGGGAAGGCTCGGTGTCCGGCTCTGCCGTAGTTCTGCCGAAGGCATGGGCCGTGAACCGGCCAAGGAAGAAACCAACCACCAGCCCCATCAGAAGGGCCACGGTGAACATTCTGCGGAACCATTGGTTCCGTTTAGCCCTCTGGGTGGCCTTCCTCGTATTTTCTGAACAGTTCATCGTTATAGTCCTTTCTCATTTGAAGGGTGGAATAAATATCTTCTTCCACCGTTCCCGGACAGATCATCCAGTAATAGAAGCAAGGGCGATTTTGACCGATCCGGTGAATTCTCTTTTGGGATTGCTCCCACAGTTCCCAACCTTGGGGAAGGCTGAAATAAATGATCTTGTTGGCTTTTTGGAAGTTGCCGCCCATTGCCCCGGCCTGATACTGAATGAAGGTCACAGAATTGGAATGGAAGTTGTAAGCGCCTAAATCCTTCACTTCACCGGATAGGATGGAAACAGGCCGGTTCATGGCTTTTACAATCCCCTTCATCCGCTCCATTTCTTCCGTGAAGTTATAGAACACAATCAGGCGATCTTCCGTACTCTCCACCAACTCCCTAAAGGCTTTGTAACGGTGGGGGTTATACAGGCCGCAAAGCTGACGGGCATACAGGCGGCGGGTTAAACTGGTATCACCAATCAATTCCCTTTCGGCATCTTCATTGGAACCCCAAAAATCTGAATCAAATTCAAATTCCTGAAGCGTGGTGGTGTTGATACTCACCACCCGTTCCCGCCAGAACTTCCAATATTCCTTTGCCGGGGGCATTTTCACCGGGATCATGGTCTTTTCGGGAAGGTCAATCCCGACATCAGCGGTGGTCATAAACACGGCCCCATATTCGGCCAGCTTCTTTTTCAGCCGGTCAACATTCTTGTAACCGGTGATTTTCTGCCGCCAAAAACCATCTTCTTCAACCCATTCCGTTTCAATGTACTGCTTCCAAAACAGTTCCTTTGATATGTTCCATCCCAAAAGGCGGCATTGGCTCCACAGCTTTTCATATTTGCCCCCGGTGGGGGTGCCGGAAAGAAGGATCACATTGTCAGGCTTCAGGCCAAGAATGAACTTTGACCGCTTGGCATTCTCATTCTGAATCAGGGAACTTTCATCAAGCATCAGCGTAAACCCGGAAAGGGTTTTCAGAATCTTCCGCCTGAAGGTCAGTTCATAGTTGATCACGCCAATCATCAGGGTTGGAACTTCACACCGAACCTGTTCCATGAACCATTTGAAGGTTTTGGGGTTGGTCAGATCAAAGACACAGTTCCGGGTGTAGTAGGCTTGAAAATGTTCAATCCAATCTGAAACCTTTGAACACTGACACACCACAAGATTGATCCGGGTGTTCAGTTCCTTCATTTTCTCTGAACCAACAAAGGTTTTCCCAAGGCCCATATCAAGGTAATAGGCGCATCGGTTGTGGCCTTCTGTCAGGTCAAGGGCCTTTTGTTGGTGCTGAAACAGTGTGATCATTGAACCTGAACCACTTCACCCAAAACCTTCTTGGCGTGGGTGGTAGAACCAAACAGCTTCTTCACCACGGCGGCACAGAACCCGGCGTAGTAGTCGTATGTATCACCAGCACCACAGGAAACAATGGTTTTAGTGCCATCCGCCCACAGAACAATAGTTTTCGGGCCGCTGAAGATAACCTTCTTCACAGGGGGAACCCCGGTATGATGAAGGCCGAAACTGCACCGGAAATTCCGGGACGGGGCAACAATTTTAGAAAGGCTCTCATTCAGGCTTCCCCAAAAATCGGGAACATAGGGGGCATCAGCCGGGGCCAGCTTATCTTCCGAAAACCAGAACAGGCCCTTGGAACTTGCGTCATTCTGAATCTGCTCCAACTCCACGCCAGCCTTCTTCTTGCTGGAATAGTAATTGCGAACCACACCGACACAGCCGGTATATTTGCCGCCATACTCGGCATTGGGAAGCACCTTCACGGCCATTCCAATATTCAACATCTTGATCATCCTTTCTTTCCGGTCAGCCGGACAATATAGATACAGTTCTTCACACGGTAGGCATCATACTTCTTGGAATACATCTGCACATTCCACTTCTTCCTATGGCTGGAAATGGTGGAAAGTTTACTTTTGGCCGCTTGGGGCGTGTCATACTCGAAACACATATTCTTTGCGTTGCCGCTGGTCAGAAAATCTTCAATGGCTTTGACTTCCTCGCTCTTAACACCGCCATTGAAACTGCCCTTGGGCGGGGCCTGAACATTGTATTTGATTTCCATTACTTCACCTTCTTACAAAATTTCCGGGGCCGCTATCGTGTCGATAAACAGCAAATCTTCAGTTCCGGGGATAGGATCATACAGGCTAACGGTTTGGGGTTCCCGGCTCCGCTTTTCTCGCTCATGCCCAATGGCAGATTTCATAGCTTTACAGGCCACAGTGACAAACTTCACTTTCTGAAGATCAGGAAGGGCAAACCACCGCTTCACACTCAACAGATACCGGAAGATCACCACATCAAACCATTCCGCCCGGTCAAGGCCCTGTTGATCCAAGTACCACCAAACAATGTTGATGTTGTCCGTGGCGAATTGGGCTTCTTTCGGGGTAAGGGGGCGTTCATAGAAGGATTTAGGCAACCGCACACCGCCGCCCACCTCATTCTTTGCTGGTTTCACTCATTCCCCCCCCCCAATCGTCAGGCGGTCAAGCCGAAAAAGCTGTTGAACACTTCAGCGCCCACATACTCCCTGAACTTGGTGGGGTTAATGTAGTAATTCCAGTTGTTCCCGGTGCCGGGAACCGCATTACCGAAGGGAAGAAGCCCACGCTGAAGGCCGATCCGCACAAACTGATCAGATTTGCCCATGCACCGGGCCGCTTCCTTCACGCTGATCTTCTTCACCGGGGGCGGAGCATCTTTCACCGGGGCGGCTCCATAGCCCATCAGATATTCAAAGGTCACGCCGGTAACATCGGCCAGCGCCTTGATCCGCTCCGGGCCGGGGGTGTTCTTCCCGGAAAGATACTGACTGATTGCGGCCTTGGAAATCCCGGCCTGTTCGGAAAGGGCAGATTGCTTCAAATCAGCCTGTTCCATTGCGTACTTCAAACGCTCTGCAAAGGTGTTCACATTTATAACCTCCTATTTGTTTTTTTTTGTGGAAAACCAGCTTCTTCAAGCCGTTTCCGAAGTGCTGACATAAATTCACGGGTTCGGTTAATCGGAAGGCCAGCGGCAAGCCGTTCTTCCTCAAAGGCAAAGCGGATTTCTAATTGATCAACCGTATAGAATTCTTTGAATGTGTTCCAAGTGTGGTGTTCCATATCCAACAACTTTTCCCATAAATCAGGGAAATGTTTTCGTAGCTTCCGAAGTTCATCTAATGGCTGAAGTGGACAACACCAACAGGACGGGCGGCGAAATAATTCATATAATCCACCCCAATCAAATCCCGCTTCATAGCAATACCGCAAACAATCCGCTTCAGCCCAACCCCAATCAATTAAAGGGTGGCGGTGGTTGGGGTCTTGATTGTTTTTCCGTTCAAGCCGGTATTCTTCATCAGCGGCAAGGGCCACAAGCTGAATCACCATCTTCTGCTTCCGAAGTTGCTTGAAATAGCGGGAAACAACTTTTTGCTTTAATTCACCGGTACACCAACGAACTTTTGAAGTGGGCCAACTTTTCCCCTTCAAATGCTGAAGTTCAGGGTTCTTTTTCTTTGGCTGATACTCAAACATCAAGTATTCAAAAGATTTTTCACTTTTCAGCCGTGTGAACTTAATCCCGGCTCCGGTGAAAATCTGTTCAAGGCGGTTGATATGCTCAACCATTGCGGGAAACTCCATTCCAGTGTCACAATAAATGACTTCATGAAGGGGATATGTAACCGGGTCTTGCTGGTGGCGCTTCAGCCATTCAAGGCCAAGGGCCGTGGAATCTTTGCCGCCTGAAAGGGACAGAACCCAATATTCAGGTTGGGGGGGGGTATTAGGTGCATACATCTTCAACCCTCCCAATACTGATCAACCAGCTTGTGGGCCAGTTCCGGCCCAAGGGTCTGAACCCAATCTTTTCGGGCTTGCTTGGCTTCATCTTCCTTTTCGGCATCTTCCGCCACATAATCCCGGTTCAAGGTGTCGGGGTGGTAATAGCGGACAATGGGGGTTCCACCATCCACATTGGCAATGGTCAGTTTGATCCGGCCATTGTGGTTGAACCAGTCGTTTTCACACCGGATTTCCAGCCCCTCCGGGCCGGTGGAAGCCTTGAAGATTGCCACATCAGACGGGGTGGCTTCCTGCTTGATATTCAGCCGGGGGTGAATCCGGCTGATCAGTTCCCAAGCCTTCCGCTTGGTCAGCTTCACATTCATTTAGATTTCCTCCTGAAATTCACAATCACAGTCAGCGCAGATCACATGAACTTCTTTGGTGGCCCGGATAATAGCCCCGCAACAGGGGCAAACATACTTCCGGGAAGTGTTCTTCTTGCTGGAACCCTTCAGGCCGGTGATCCTTGGCCGAACAAGGGAAAAGCCAGACTTTCCAAGGCTCTGAACAAATTCAAGGGCTTCCGGGTTCAAGGTGGTTTTGTGCCAACCGTACTTTTCGCCTTTTTCCACCGTCAGGCCGTGGGCTTCAGCGGTTTCCCGGAACTTCTTGTTGTGGTACAGGCCAGAACGGGAAGTGTCCTGAACACCATCCTGAAGATTTTGAAGGTGAACCATTTCGTGAAGCAAGGTTCCACAGGTTTCTTCAAAGGGCCGGTTCAGGTATTCGGCGCACAGATTGATTTCATAGTGGCCGTCATCCTCGCCAGCCTTCCAAGCCTTCCAGCCGGTACACCATCCATAGGCCCCACGGGTATGATCCGGGGAAACGGTGATCACGGGCTTTTCCAGCTTGTCAGCGAAGAACCGGGCGTTGAACTTTGAAAACAAATCTTCAAGTTCTGCAATCACCGGCTTCAGGCTTACTTCATTCATTGTGGTTCATCCTTTCCAAAGTGTAGACTATTTGCCTACTTATGAAGCAAAAAAAATAGCCACTCGTTCTTCTTCCGTCAGGCCAAGAAGATCATACAGGGCTTGAATCTCATTGGCCCGAAACTCGCTTCTGTTATTGATCTTATTCAGAAGGCCCTGATAAGTAATTCCGATCTTCTCGGCAATGAACCGAAGTTTATAACCGGATTGCTCGATCTTCTCACGCAACAGCTTTGTGTTGGTCATAAGGCGTTCACCCCTTTCATTCTTGGTGTAGGCGTTTTGTCTACATTCACATAATACCACCTTGTAGCCCGAATGTCAACATCTTTTTTGAAAAATCTAAAAAGTTGTTGACAAGACGCCAACAGCGCCGTATAATTAGTAACAGAAAGGGGGCTATCAACTTGTCTACCATAGGAAATAGAATCCGAAACCGCCGTGAAGAACTCGGTTTATCACAAGATGAACTTGGAAAAAGACTTGGGTACAAGTCCCGTTCTTCAATAAATAAAATTGAACTGGATCAGCGGAATTTAACCCAATCTAAAATCAAAGCCATTGCAGACGCATTGGAAACCACCCCATCCTATATCATGGGCTGGGATGAACCTGATCAGAAATTCGATGAAGAAAAACTAAAGTTCTTTGATAACCTTTTCCCGATCACAGTTAAGAAGTTTCCGTTACTTGGAAATATCGCTTGCGGAAAACCTATCTTTGCCGATGAACATTTTGAAGCGTATGTAGAAGCCGGGGCCAATATCAAGGCTGACTTTTGTTTAAGGGCAAAAGGGGACAGCATGATTGGGGCCAGAATTCAAGATGGGGATATAGTGTTCATTCACAAACAGGAAATGGTGGATGATGGGGAAATTGCCGCCGTTCTAATTGATGATGAAGCAACCTTGAAACGGGTCTATTATGATCAGGAAAACGGAATTCTTCAGCTTTTCGCTGAAAACCCCCAATATAAAACCATGCGCTTTACTGGTGAAGAACTGGATCATATCAGAATTTTGGGGAAGGCGGTTGCTTTCCAAAGTGATGTTAAGTAAGGGGTGATCAGTTTGTTTGGAAAGAAGAATGTGTGTGACTGTTGCGGGCTGAAACTTCATGTAAAGCCCATTCAGATCAGTGACGGCGGCATTTGTGGGCTTTGCAATACCATCTGTACCGGCTCCCCAATGACAACCGTTGCAAAGGTGAAAGCGGCTTGGGATGAAAACAATGCCCGGTTACAAGTCTTTAATCCCAATATGACAGTTACCAATTTAGGTTGTGGGTATATTTTCATTGATACAGAACACAAAATGGCCTGTATTTCCAATCAGAAAAAGTTGCAACCACATTCAATAGTGTTCACCTTTTCTGAACTGGAAGAATACCGGATTGAAAAGGTTGGTGAAAAAACGATCACCAAAACCAAAGGTGGAATCACAAGAGCTGTTGTCGGCGGTGCCACTTTCGGACTTGCCGGGGCCATTGTGGGCGCTTCCACCGCAAAACAAGAAACGGTGAAGAAGGGCGGGGTTCCAATCCTGTATCTTGATTTGAACTTGAACGGGTTGAAAACCACCCTTTCTATCAGCAATCCGCCATTCAAAGCAACTGAATTCTTGAACAACATCATTGATGAAAAGTAAAATCCTTCAACATCCAAGATCGAAGCCCTATTGCTGATATTTTCTTCTTT